GCATGAGAAGTTGTTGGAGTCAGCCATGTCTACGGTGACTGTTGTGGCTGATGTGAGAGCGGTGATCTCTCCGCGCTGTCCTACTGTCCATGTGTTTGCAGAACTTGTTGCGGCTTTAGTATCTATCTGTGTTTGAGCATTAGAACTAAGAGTGTTTATGTATTGGAATTCTGCGCTTGTAACTGACCCGTCAGCAATCTTAGTAGCGGCTATGGCCGCGCTTGCGTTTACATCTGCGTTAACGATAACGCCAGTTCCTATAGAAACTACACCAGCATTAGTCATGGTAACATCGCCACTGAGCGAAGCAGCGGTAAATCCAGTGCCATCACCGATTAGGACTTGAGTTGTGGTTAGTGCTACATCAGAAGGTACGCCAGAGGAGTTAGCATTTCTAACCTTCACTGTATTTGCGGCCATATCGGCCATCTTTGCATTAGTTATAGCACCATCAGATACAGTAACAGCAGCCCAGTCTACGCCATTAGTAGCGCTGGAGTCTGTCGTTAGGACATAATCATTTGTTCCTACAGCAAGTCTGGTTTCAGAGTCTACTGTATTGTAGACAAGAAGGTCGCCCTTAGTTGTGAGTTTATCATCACCAACAACTGATACCATCTGCCATTCGCTTGAAGGAACAGAGTATTTCATGTACTGATCATTAGTCGGTGCGGTAGCGGTTACTGTTTTACCTTGAATCTTGGTAACGGTAACTACGCCAGCATTGGTCATAGATACATCGCTAGATAGGCCAGCGGCTGTGAATCCAGTACCATCACCGATTAGGATTTCTCCACTAGCAAGAGCCTTATCAGAAGGATCACCAGTAGAGTTAGCATCTCTTACCTTAATTGTATTAGCTACCATATGCGCTAATTCAGCATTAGAAATACCTTCATCCTTAACAGTTACAGCGCCAGAGGATACTAAGAAGTTATCACTGGAGAATGAGGCTACACCTTTATTGGATGAGCTTGCCTCTTCACCCGCAATTGTAACTGTCGTACCTGTCGCAGAAGTATCAATTCCTTCTCCACCAGTAATCGTAAGAGTATCCGAGAGTCTTCGGCGGTAAGTTGTGTATCTACATACGCCTTGATAGACTGCTGAGTAGCCAGTTTAACAGCAGAATCAGATGACATGTTGTCTTCATCTTTAATTCCTGTGACTGTGGCTCCATCTGCTGCTATGTTTACGCTACTGAATACACCCGTAGATGCAGAAGAAGCGCCAATCGTAGCGCCATCTATCGTACCCGCATTAACATCTACAGAGTTAGAGGTTTCAGGATCAACTGCTAGAGTTATCCAGGCGTCATTAGCCTGATTCCTAATCTTTAATAGATTATTAGTGGTATCAAGCCATACCAATCCTGTAGACTGAGCAGCATTACCAGCTATTGTTGGAGCCGTAGCCTTAGTAATAATAACCTGAACCGCCTGGTCAGGTCCAGCATCGTTAGAGCCAGCGGGAAAGGTCTTCTTCAGTACATTTTTAATTAATCGAAGATGATCATCGCCTTCACTAACATTGTCACTTGATAGCGGATTCGTACTATCAAGATTTGTAATATAATTTCCAGATTCTATGCCCATAATTTATATCCTAATAATATCCAGAGGTGTTCATCACCCTTAATTCAGAACCGGAATGCCTATCTTTATTATCCTGCTCTTGTAGGTCGGAAATTGCCTGTCTAAGTCCTCGCTCCCACACAGGTATTCTTTGGTCATTCATAAGGAATGGCTCTGCCTGTAATAGAGTTCCATAAAGGTATACGTCTGGAGCGTTAAGTATTACCCAATTTGTAGGCGCTGCATCACTAAGACTATCAAATGTCTTATAGTAAGTCATCGTATAGTTATATGCTGCATCTGGGGTATCCCCAAAATAAATATCATTTCCTATTATAGTGTAAGCATTAGGCTTTCCTGACGAACTTCCTCCCCAAACTCTATACATCATTTCTGGAGTAAGATATTGCAAGGGTGTGACTGGACTTGTCGCCAAATGTATCTCTCTCATTTGAACATACCCAGTGGGAAGGCTATATGATTTAGTGTCTCCAACCGTGGCAGCAGTAACATTTGTTTCCATAGCTCTTATCCGCAATACTCTATTAAATATTGCTTCGTTAATCGCTATAAACTCAGGTATTCTAGCGTCTAAATCATCTCTATCCAACCAGTTAGCAATGGCTGTTTTAATAGTAGAATACGAATTAATAGCCATTAGCTATTCTTACTGTTAAACCAGATGGCGCTGTTAACAATAGGCTTTTGATCGTTGCCTGAAAACGTGGGTTGGTATAACCACATGATTAAATCCTCGTTGGGGTGGTCCTGAAATATTTATTATCAGGATCATTCAAATACTTTGCCAATAACTTTGGGTCTTTTTCAATAGCGCCGTCTGTCTCTTTACGCCACATCTCCCAAATATTAGTTGGAATTGAAGCGACAGTTACTCCGTTATCAGTACCCATTGCTGACGCTTTACCGAAGGTAAGTTTATCACCGTAGTTAATTAGATTCTGTTTATTCTGATCTATGATAGACTGTACATCTTGGTAGGTATCAATAGTTGCTGTGCCGTCATTATTAATATCTAGTTTCCAAGGTCTTGAAGTAGGAGTATCATAATTCCAGCCTGAAGAATTCATAACGGCATCTCACCTCTGTCAGAGGTAATTTCTTTAAATTTATTAAAAACATTCTTTGCATGAAGTTTAGCGTCTACAGGTTTCTTTTCTGTATTTGTAGACTGTTTAGAATTTAATTCTTTATTAAGTTCTTTCTTAGTTACCATATCTTTTTCTCTAAACCAACAAGTGAGAATCCATTTATCTCCGTTCTCTGGAGGTAAACCCATATGTAAAGATGATGGGTGAGGAATCTTATGTTCATCAAGATTTCCGAACATAATCACTCGACCCTGCAAAGCCTGTATTGCGAACCCAAGAACAGGAAAAACTGTGCCACCACCATCTTGTACGTCATTTAAGTACGCGATCATAGTAACACAGCGATTCCCACCTTGTTTTATCTTTGAGGCTTTGGGCATTTCTTCCATTTCATCAGGAAGAAAAGCATCGTAGTGAGGTTTATACTCCTGACCCGGCTGATACCTTTGAATACTTATAGGTTCCAACCGGGTAGAAGGTAGACCGCACATCCCGGATAAAGCTTCAATAACACCATCTAATACATTATTGTCACCGTAGTTGAAGAAAGTACCTTTGCTGGTTCTTGCCTCATCTTGGATATACTTACCATCACGGTTTATTAGATTGTCACCAAGCCCTTTATTTGTGGCAAGGCTAATTATGCGCTCACATAAAGCAGGTGAAAGCACATCATCTTCAACAACAATGCTAGGAGCGTTATTGTATTTTATCATTAAGCTTTACAAGCGATAACCATAGCACTCGCCAAACCATTCTTAGCACGAAGACCGTATTCAGCGATAATCAACTGCTTCACGCTGTCGCCAGTCTTGGCAAGAGTTTCGGTCTGGAAAGGTCGCAGATAGTCAACTGACCAGAAATCATAGTCAACGAAGAACAACATATCCGCTCTCATATGACGACTAGGTACAATCTTAAGCGTACCGAAATCAGTCACCAGAACATCAATAGCGTTGATAGCGGTAGTTGGTTTTGCACCCGAAGCTTGCGACTGAATGTCAGCAACAACTGAACCACCAAGCGCACTAATCTTTGCTTTGAGATCAGCAGGAGCTAAAATTGTAGTGGGTTCACCACCATTATCAAAGCAACGCTCCATAGCAAGATTAATCATTGGCATTGTCAAAGTTACGGAAGTACCGAAAGTCACAACAGTAGTTCCATCTGGGCCTACTACTGGAGAACTTCCACCGTTGTTAACAATACCCACAACAGGAGAAACCGCGCCATTGATGATGTTTGACGTTCCAACAGCTATAGTTCCTAGCCAAGACTGAATACCAGCTGTTTTACGAGCCGTACCTGTCGCGCCTGCGCCTTTCACTCCAACAGACAGTAGCATCAATTCCATGTCACGCTTAATTTCCTTTGCGCGCTTGGCCAATTGATAGGCTTGGCTTGACTTGCGTCCTGCCCAGTCTACTGCATCTGCCGTTCCACTGGTTTGAACTGTTTTATACGAAATTTGTGCGTAGTTAGTCAGACGAACCGGCTCTGTAACTGCCAGAGCAGCCATATCGTTATCGCCTTCTAACTTTTGGTTAGTTGCGGCTGCGACTAATGAATCCGTTTGCCACTCAAACAACGTATTGTCACACGACCCTTTGCCTGCACCAGAAAGAAATGGTGTTTCCATTGGGCTGATATTATAAATGATATTACTTAGGTCTTCACGGATGCCGATAGCATCGTAAGTGGTCCTAGTATTTGTTGCAATAGCCATAAAAGGCCTCCTTTATTATTATAGTTCTACGAAATCTTCAAACAGACTTACGGCATCTTCTGCCCTTCCTGTCTGCTGTAGACGTTTCATTTGTTTTTTACGTTTAGCACTATCATTATCTTTTTTATCTGCTTTAGCCTTACCGCGAACCACTTTAGGTTTATTTTTTACCTTCTTAGACCTGACAGTGTTTTGCTTTTTCTGCATATCTTCATATGCTTTAGCCTGCATTAAAACAAGAATTGATCTATGATCGACAAGTTGATTTAACTCTTCTCGTGTATAT